AACTGCATCTTTTTGATGCCGTAGATCGACTCAATGGCAACGCCCTTCTTGTCGCCGTAGTCGAAGGTTTCTTCCTTCGAGGTCCAGCGTTTCGCATACGCAGCGCCGATGGCCTGCGCGCCGCACAGGAAGGCGCAACCAGTCTCGGTCGTGCCGCTGTCGCCAAGATTGGCAAACGGCGTGGCCAACTCGTCATACATCTGGTGGATTTCTTTGATGATGACACCATCCCAAAGCAAATCGCCGCCCTGGAACAGTCGGTTGTTCTCCATTTCCTTCACGGATTCGCGCTGCGCCTGGATGATTGGCGAGGACGATTCCGCCTTGAGATCGCGGAACAGGCGCGGATCGGTGTACAGAATGAAGTAATGCCGGCCGTTTTCCGCCGAACGGATCGGACGGATTTTCGGAGAGGCCGTGACCAGCGCCTTGTATTTCATCGCCGTGATATCGGCAGCGGTAAGCTTGTCGCTGCTGGTATCAAGTTCGGTCATCCCGGTCGCATGGGTCGCGCCGGCATAACCGGACGCGAAATACACGCGGTCGAGATTGTCGGCCAACCACGCATCCCGCACGGTCGAACTTGCCGAAGCGAAATTCGTTCCGTTCACAGACGCGAGCGCCTGGATGATCAGGCTTTCGGTGTCCTTCATGGACCAGTCTTTGAGAACGGCCTTGGCCGCGTTGCGCAGATTGATCGCCGAATATTGCTCGTCGATTTCAGCCACGCGGACGCCGTTGCGGCGCTTGTCCACATAGAGGCGGAACGAGCGCGAATCCATCCGCTCCTCGTTGCCTTCCAGGGTATCGGAACCAGTGATGGCAGACTGAGACAGGCGATTGACGAGCGCGAAGGTCACGCTATCGCCGGGCTTCTTGGTCAGGTCCTCTTTGACCTGGATGATGGAAGCCTCATCGGAACCCATTTCTCCAGCGAAACGGTTCTCGGTGAGATATTCGCGGAAGAATTTGTCGTCCCACTGCTGAACAGTGAGGCCCGACGCTACGGTGGTATCAGCCATTGTATTGATCCTTCTGGCGGGCGCATCACTGCGGCCGCTCGGGGATTGCGCGTCTCACGACGGGCAAATCAGGTGTTTGTTACCGCTTGAAAATGTCCTCAAGCGGTGCGGGACCGGCCCATACGGGTCCGGCTCTAGTGCCAACGTTGCGAGCGCCGGCTAGATTGGACGGCATGATAGGTGATGGCTTTGGCTGCTGCTGTTCGGGTTGCCCGGCTTGCATTTCAGCTATGATTTCAGCCCTAAGCTTTTCTCGGTACGCGGCCGGGTCAGGACCGACTTCGGACATAACCTTGCGCCGCTGATACCAATCCATCGCAAGCCCGACAGGGTCATCAGAACCAAGCAGATGCTGTCGCAACTGCCCGACTTCTGGATCACCCTTTTCCATCATTTCGGCTAGAGCGGTTTCCATTTCGACCACGGCACCCTTGCCGTGGCTTGCAATGGCCTCCGCCTTCGACGCGCGAAGGGTCAGAGTTGAAATGGTCCTGTCGAATTTCTGCTGAAACGGTTCTAGGCGCTGGTTAAGCGCGGCGTCCGGGTCAGCATAGAAATCGACCGGCTCCTGCTTTGGCTTCTGTAGTTCGGCAAGCTGCCGGCGAAGCTCATCGCGTTCCTGTTTGGCCTGTCTTGCTTCCAATCGTTGGTCAACAAGGGCGGCCAACGGTACATGGCCTTCCGGTGGACGATTGTTCTGAGGTTGAGCGACCGGCGGCGTCGTCTCTAAAGGTTTTTCGCCCGTTGGTTCCTCCTGCTTGGTGACAACTTCGGCCTGCTTAGGAGCAAACTTGCCTTTGTCGTCACGCGGCTGTTCGGTCGTGGTTTCCGTTACTGCCTGCGGGACTTCCGCTTGCGGTGTCGGTCTTTCAGAACTGAGAATTGTCCCAATATCGGTAGGTTCGTCCGTCATGATTGCCCTTGAGCCTTATCGTCGGCTCGCACGTTTCGCCCGTACCTCGGCGGCAGGATCGCCCGTTAAACCCGGCGGCGGCTTACTAAGCTGGTTGTTTCGCGCGCTGCTGTGCAGCCCTATCGGCCTCAGCCGATCTAACTTGATGTGCAAATTCATGCGGGGCCAACGCGGCTTCCTGTGCGGTCTTTACCGCCTGCGCTCGCGTATGACCGGCCTTGGCCTGTAGTGCATCAGTCTCAGCCATAGCCTTCCTGATTTGAACATCAGGCGGCAATTCGAACTGTTGCGGTTCTTGCGGCTGGCCCTGCATCTGACCGGGAGCCATATGCGCCTCAACTAAGGTCTTTGCCGTCTGCGCTTTCTTAAGCTCGGATGCTGCCTCGGTGTCCTTAACCTTGGCGACTTCACCGGCCATCTGCACCTGTTGAGCCTGCACAGCCTGAGGATTAGGCTTGCTCATATGCTCGATCAGCGCGTCCTTGTTCTTCAAGTTCGGAGCCGACTTAATCAGCACGTCCGGCGGGATTGGCACGCCTGCCTTAGCTAGCTCAACCAAGCCCTGCCACTGCTCAAGCGCTGGCGTCAGGCTGTCCGGCACTTCATCAATAATGATATCGCAATCGAGTTGAGCCACATTCCCAACCACACCCTTGATCTTCTCCTGCATAGACGGGTCTTGCTGCATCGCGGCCTGAACGCGCTGCGGATCGACGTTGATGCCGACCCACTTGATGTTCTTTTCCTCGTCGGTGACGCGAATCCATTTCTCGGCCGTCCAGAACTGGCGAATGCGGTTCCAAATCGCCCGGAAAACCCGCTTATCCAAATGCCGCAGATTATCCATCAGATCGCCAAGCTGGATCATCCCGCCTTGCTGGCTGGCGATGATCGCCTTGCCAGACGCCGATGACGACCCTTGCGCCTTGTCGCCCAGCATCGTGGCGTTCGGGCCTTTGAGATCGATGGAGTTCTTGGCATCCTGCAACAGTTGGAAATGTCCGGTCGCCAGATCAGTCCGCGTCTCAAACTTGAACTTGTCCGAATAACCAGGATTGACGACAATCACGCCATCAGGCCGGGCCGCCTCGCGCCGCGTCTTTTCAATGTCGTTGACCGCACCGTCCTCGGTGACGATCTGCGCTGTATTCAGCAGGTGCAGCGACTTGGACGACCGCTTGTTGATCGCGTCCTGTAGTGAAACCATTTCGCGCACAAGGCCGTAAACGTTGTTGTCGCGGTCCTTGTAGGACGACTGGAAAAACATTTCGCAATCGGATTCGCCCTTGTCGTCCACATAAGGCGATGGTCCTGATTTTAGAATCCCGCCCTTGGTGAACTCCGCGAAGTACCACGTTTTCCCGCGCTTAAGCCAAATCTGGCAAATGCGAACGCGCTTGCGCTTCTTGTCAGCCCACATGCGGAACTTGGGCTTGTCGTCATACGTCTCACTGAGAGACGCGCGGTCATCCATCGTGGCGTCAAGAATATCCTTGCCGTCTTTGTACAACTCTAGAGCGTCAACATAGTCCATCCAGATAATGCCGCCGATGTACCCGGCATCCGAATAGTCCAACTCCGCACTGTGAGGATCGGAAAACATGCGATCCCAAGCCCACCGACGAAGCACGATCTGCATTTGCCCGTCGTATCCAGGCTCAACAGCAACCGAAATGCCGCCGGACCCTTCGATCAGCAGATTGCGCCATACACCGGAACGCTTGGCGTCGTAGCCCTCGGAGTCGGAAACGTATTTAAGCGCCTGGCTGGCACCGTCTGCATCAGTTTCATGCTGCGGTGTGCGCGGCAAAGCTCGCGGGTCAATGCGCTGCTGTTTCTCAAGCCCGACCAGATAATCAATCTTGGTCTTGATCCGGTTGTCTATGACTGGCGGCTGGCCACGTTTTTTAAGAACGTCAAGTTCTTCGGCCGTGTATTGGATGCTGTCGTAATAGTCACGGTCCCGCTCAGCATGGCCACGGCTTTCAAGCGTCGATTCCTCCGACTCCTCAAACATGCGAACAAGGTCCGCAACGTCTAGTTTGCCGTCGTCATCCTTAGTTTTAACGGCTAGGCTGTTTTCCAATTCGGCGAATCCTCGTCAGAAAATGCCTTGTCGAACGCTCTGTTCCAACGATCAACCTTGGGGCGCTCGATTGGTGATGGCTTAATGCCGCTCATGATCTTGTCCATGAGTTGGCCGATCAGGCCCAACATATCCACTTGGTCGTCATGCTTGCCGGCGGGGAAACTCAATAGCTCAGCTCGCAATGATGCAAACCAAGGCTGGTGCTCTGGAACATAAAGCCCGTGCTGCGCCATGTAGCCGCGCATGGATTGCGCTCTAACTGCTTTGTCGCCTCTAGTCGGGAATGGCGTTCGAACAACATAGGCTCGGCGCTCACGTTGCCTGCGATCAAGGAACGGGCCAACACCTGATTTAATCTGGCCTTGTTCCTCAGCCCATTCCATCGGCTTCCAGCGCAACACCATGTCGCAGAAAGCCTCAACCCATTCGTCCGATGAAGCTTGCTTGCGCCATAGGTCCAGCAGGTACAGATTGCCTTGCGGGTCCATGCCGACAACGCCGTGAACAGTGTAGTCGCCGCCGTCCGCCGTCACCGCGTAATCGCTCGCGCCATAAATGCGCAGCGTGTTGCGGGCCGGAACTATGTCGTAAGGCTTTAGCCATTCCTTCTTGAAATAATCGCCGTCCTCAGGCGCTGGCCGCTGCTGATACAGCGCGGACCATGTTCTAGCCGGCGTATTCTTCTGTAGGTCTATGATCTGCTGGCCGTATCCGTAATCGCCATCAGACCAAAGCGGTTCGCCAACCTTGCGCCCTAGCGCGTCGTTTTCCTCGGCAATGGCTGGTAGCGATACGACATGCCAAGGCTCATGATTAAGCGCCCGGCCTGCTAGGTCGTCCTCATGCCAACGGGTTTGAATCAGTACCTTGCGCGCGTTCGGGACAAGACGAGTGCGAAAGTCGTTGATGTACCAATCCCAAATCCGATCACGGATTAGCTCGCTATCCGCGTCTTGCCTGGATCGTATTGGGTCATCGATTAGGCCGAACTTGGCCCGGAAGCCCGCGATTCCTGTTCCTACGCCGGCCGCGTAATATTCAGCCCCGTTTGTAAGTGACCAGCGACCGGCGGCCTGACTATCCGCAGCTAGATCAATCCCAAGAATCAGCCGATGCTCGGCTATCAGGTTGCGAACCCGCCTGCCCCATTTCTCGGCAAGCTCGGTGGTATGAGACGCGGCAAGGACATTCGCCACCTGGCGCTGCATCAGCCACGCCGTAAACAAGACGCTCGAATAGGTGGACTTGGCCGAACCGGGCGGCATGAACACGGCTAGGTTCTGTAAGTCGCCGCGCTCTACAGCCTCTAGAGCATCGATCAGTAATTGATGGTGCTTTGCCGGCTCAAAGCCGCAAAGGCGCGCCCATTCAGTTAAGCTGCGCCGGATCGTTCGGCGGGTTAATATTTCCTTCGCCGCTTCCGACCGCGATATCTGCAAGTTCATCGTCGCTCAACTCTTTCGCAATGGCGCGCCGGACCGTCATGTCAACAGTCTGCGATGGCTTGCCCCAGCCCCTATCGAGCAATGCACAGGCGGCGGATACGCGCGCACCCTCTGGCGCTGATGCCTGCTGCATGATGCCGGCAAGCGTGTTGATGGCGGTTTCTGTATGCCCGCGCGCCAAAGATCGGATATCGGTTGGTGTTTTAGCCACTTGTTACCTTTGAGGTGTAGCCTTAAACAGAGACAAGGCTTCTGAGACAATCATTGCAATAAACGCCTTTTGCTGTTTCTTCGTCATTTCACACCATTTTTCAAAATAACGGCTTTGGCTGGTAGCACAGCAGCCTTGAGCATGGCGGCGTCGGGGATTCCGGGCTGTTCGGCTGGACGCAAATATGCGCACTGGACCAGTTCGGCGCATTGCCCTTTTTTAGGTAGTGCCATGGTTCAACCCGGCACCATTGGCCTTCAATGCGGACTTGAACGCCTAGCGGCGTG